TCTTCTGCAACAATTGATTCAATTGTGTTTTCAAATTCTTTGAATGTGTCTAATGATTCAATTGTTGAGCCTAATGCATTTTGCACTGCATCCGGATTTGAATTTGTATGCACAATTATTCCATTGTATCTACTTTCGTCTGGTTGTACATCAGCAACAATGCCTGCTTTTGCAAGTTCTTGCTCTATCTCTTCTGCATCTTTTTCTGATACTGGTCTTTCAGGATCGTAATCTCCTGCAACATCATATCTTAACGTTCTTGATTCTGTACCACCTTGATAACCTTGTGCTTCTGTTTCAAAATCTTCTGGACCAAGATTTTTAATTGATGTTTTTTCTGATACTAGTTTGTAAATGTATGGAAATACATCTTTTAATTCTTCATTGAACTGTTTAATAGTTAATTCGTCAATCCAACTTTTTGTAACTTCTTCTGGAACTTCTTCTAGTACTGTCGCTGAATGTGTCTCTTTTATAGATTTATATCCTGACTCTTTTTGTAATTTTTGTGCAGTGGTTTTAATTTCTTCTATTCTTTCATCAATTACATTCAAATAATCTTTTAGACCTTCTGCCATCACATTTGATCTATTCATGTATGTTTTAAATTTTCTAAGTTTGTTTAATTCTTCAGATAGACTTACAATATATTTTCCGAAATCATCATAAGGATTTCCACCTTCAGCAACGTGTCTAGTCATTGCTCTTGCACCATTTAGATGTTTCATTGGATACTTAAATCTTTCTCCTGCTGGACTTTCAATAAAGATTGATTCAATCTTTTGTGATCTTGCACCTGGAACTTCTGGGTTAACAACTGTAGAATGTTTTAAAATTAATTTTGCATCGCCAATTTGTTGAAAACTTGTTTTGTTTGTTCCAAACATATTTGATTCACTTACTGGTTCCATATCTTTTTCTTTCTTTAAGTATTCGTAATCTCTTTTTTCTAAATTAGATTTAGTAATATCTCTAGTATCAAATGCCATTAACCTTGCTTTTGCAAATTCTCTTAATTCTTTAAGAAAATTATACCAGCCTTCTTTAGTTAATGGGTCTGCTTCACTGATGATATCAGTGCTGTGTAACACCACTAAACCCTGGTCTTCACTAATACTTATGCTTATTTTCCCGAAACTTTTGCCTTCTTTTGTGTAGTCAAAGTCAAAGAATCGTGCTTCTTTTGGGTCATTAGTCACATTGCCTTCACCATCTCCTACTGTAACACTAGGAAATTGCCCACGTAACTTGTTAAAAAGTGCTGTTGATATGTTTTGTATTTCCATATACTGTATTTATTTTTTTAGTGGGAAACAAACAGTGGCAATGGCATCACTTTTTCAGACATTTCGTCATCCTCAATCTGTGTGAATGTATTGTATATTTTTGGATCCCAATCTCTCAAAACTCCCATGATCCTAATGCATAATAATGTGGCTGAAACCAGATCATCTGTATCACCTGATTTCGCTTTGTATGAATTACCTGATGCTATGAATGATTTTAGTTCTTTAATTAATATTTTTGAATTAATTTTAATTTTGTTGCGTTCAACCATCGCTTTTAATCTAGAACACGCACTAATTTTTGATCTATGTGTAGTGTTAAATCCTTTTCTAAATTTTCTTATGTGTCCTTTTCTAATAGGTTCAGATACGAACATTCCTGGTATAGTTTCCTCGCCAAATTCTTGTATTACAATTAAAGCAGATTCACCTATTGTATTATTTTCAACACTCCAGTAGATGTTAGCACCTGTTGTTGAATGACATTCGTCTTTTATATAATTGCAAATTTCTTTTAATATTCTAACCTGATGAGGTATAGCAGTCATGTTGTGTTTCCATTCTGCAACTTGTTCAAATGATGGCAGTTCAAATACTTGTATTGCCGCCGAATCTCCACCAGTCCCCATAGCAGGGTCTAGTGCTACAACATATGTGGCTTGTGGATTTATTTTTTTATACCATCTAGTTTGACCCATGTTCATAGTAGGTTCTTTGCCTTCCAACGTGCTTAACATGATACTGTCAATCAATGTTTCATCAAATACTAAAAATTCACAACCATACTCACGTCTAAATCTTTCTTCACCAATACGTCCTAGTTCTTCTTGTTTCCAATCTTCATCTCTGTCTGGATGTTCGTCCCAACTTGCAGTAAATCCATGGAACCCATTAGATCCTAAATCCTGTTCGTTACCATGTTCGTCAAATTTATTTTGACTTTCTCTCCATATAGTTGCAAACACATCTTCATCTGAGTTAGGTGTTGATGTAATAATTGCACGACCACCTGTTGCTAGTGTAGGTGAAATTGAAGTCCAAAACTCTTGTGCTATTCCTGGATTTACAAAGGCAAACTCATCACAATATAAAAGTGAAATAGACATACCTCTACCAGTGTTACCAGTTGTTGTTGCACTTACGATTCTAGAACCATTTTCAAATTCCATTGAACCTTTATTGTAGTTTATGACTCCTGCTCTAATGTAATCAGGGCAAAGTTCATAACCATATCTTATACGTTGCATAATTTCTTGAGCACCTGTATATTTGTGTGCCGCAATAAGAATTGTTTGGTCTGGATGAAACATTGCGTACCATAAAAGATAACAGGCGGCAGTTGTTGTTTTACCACTTTGTCTTGGAAGCATATTAACATTGAATCTATGATCGTGATAACTGTGAAGTAAACTTACTTGATATTCAAATGGTTCAAATACACACTTACCTTTTACAGGATGTTGAATGTAAAAAAATCTTTTTGCAAATTCCAAAAAACCTTCTTTTGGATCCGAACATTTGATTAATTCTTCTATCTGTTCTTCTGTAAATTTTTCACGTTGGTGTGCTTTCTTCGTTAATACACCGTCTAAACTTTTATTACTCATACGTATTACTTATGCTGTTATTTGGGGGTGTAATTTATTTTGATTAGGCGTTTTTCTTTGCCATTTTTGTTGCAGTTGCATACATTACTGCTTGGGCATCATCACCATAACGATCTTTGAAATCGCCTTTGGCTTTTTTCATACCTTTGACGTATTTTTCTTTTGCTTTTTCTTCTGGTTTGGTAAGTTTACGTTCTAGTCTTTTTTTTTGAAGTCTTCGTATGCAGAAAGTAAAGTTTCTTTAATTGAAGCAGTCAAATCTTTTTCATCTTCAAGTGCCATTGGATTATCACCGCCTGCAACTTTTGGATATGTTTTTTTAGGCTTGTTAATACCACCTGCAATATCTTTTGTCATGTATTGAGTGTCTTGGTATTTCGGTGCAGGTGTAGTACTTGCTTTACCAGGAACTTCTTCAGTTGCTTTTACATCTGCTTCCGCTTCTGGCGCCTCTGGCTTAGGACCAACTATTGCTGGTGGAGGTGTAACTCCTGCACTTCTAAAGATTTGTGCCATTGCATTAATATCTTCTGGAGTATCTCCGTAAATTGACAATGCCGCACCTTCATCAATTCTTTTCTTTTGTCCTGTTTCAGGATTCTCAATTCTATCAATTTTTTTAATAAGATCTCTTAAGTCCATAATATTATTTACCTGGTTGAGGGTTTCCTTTAACTGGTCCTTTATGTGCTGGTTGTATTGGAGATTTGCTGTCTCCGTCTGTTTTACTTAATTGTTCTTGTTTACCTGATTCAACTGATTTGCCTGCATCTGGTGCCGGTCTTTCTTTTCTTGCTTTCTCAAGTTCTTTAAGTAATTCCATTACTCTGCTGTCACCTGCTGATTTTTGTTGGTCTTTACTTGCTTCATAATCACTGTTTAACATTGCTTCATATGGCTTGTTATCTTTAGGTGCTTGTTCTTGTTCTTGTGGAGCATTAGGATCTCTAACAATTACATGATATGGATCCATGCCCATTGTGTCTTGCAAATATTGTTCTAAAACTGCTGGTGTTGTAGGATATTCTGTTTCAATATCAAAGTATGTTGCTCTTGTATTCTGTAAATTAGGGAAATCTAGTGGTCTTTCTTGTATTGGAGTCTTTTTACCTTTGCTCATTTTTGAAACTTTAAATTTTTGCATCACAGTTTCAAGTCTGTCAACTGCTCCTTCGGGTAAATCACCCGCTAAACCTACCTTGTAAGAGTAAGTTTTTTTGCTTTCTACTAGATAATGTTTAAAACTTTGTGTCATGTGTATTATTTATCCATCTTTTTAAGTTTTTCAAGTAAACTGTTGCGGTCTGATATTATGTACCCTTCTCCCTGCACTAAATTAGTGCCTTCTGACTCACCTTTTGAGTCTTGTTTTTGTTTTCTCAGTTGCAAATCCACCATTTTTAACTTTTTATTCAATTTTTCTGCTTTTGCGTCCAATCCTGTTTTTAACATCTGCCCTGCAACCTCAAATATACGTGCCGAATATCTGCTTTCAACATTCATACCCAAATCCATTAAGTCTTCATAGGCTGTAACTGCTCTTTGACCTATATCGTCTAATTCTTGGTCGCCCATTTCCCCTAGTCCATCAACTTTAGGCAGTGCCGCCGCAATTTTATCAAATTCAGAGATATCTCTCAGTGCTGTATTATTATCTTTCTTCTGTTTTTTAGAAACTTTTTTTTCTGTTGCTTCTTCCTCTTTTACAATGTCTTGTGATTCAGGAAGATTTAATAATTCTTCTAACTTCTTTGTCATGACCTAAATATTTATGGTTGTTACCAAACGTAAATGCCAAGATAGACTGCCAAACCAAAAACAACTGCCCAAAATACTAACTTTTCCATTATTCTAATATTATTGCTTTGATTGACTTCTCGCCCATGTATATTTCAGTTTGGCCTTTACCTTTCCAGCACTGATATTTTACACTTGGACTGTAATTTCTTTCTGCTTGTCTTTTACCACGTAGACATTTTGCCATGTTATCTTGAATACGATGTTCTTTTATCTCACCATTTACAAACATTAATAAGGCTACTACTGTTTCTATCATATCGTTCTTTCCTTTTCACAACCAACTTCTAAATGTTCAACAGTTAAAAATCCGTCCTCGTCAGTTAGCATTTCTCTAGTTGATTTTTCTTTTTCAACTGCCGCCGTTAAACATTCTGCTTTTGTGTCAAATGTTCTTGGTGGATCTTCATACATTGTTTTGCAATCAACCACTGTAACAACACACATAATTGCAAACATTTTAAACATTAATGACCGTTTCCGTTTTTGTAAACAATCTCTCTATCTGCGTCTTTAAGTTTTTCAATAGAATTTTGTGCTTTTTCCATTTGCTCTTTAAGAAACTCAATGTTTACTTTGTTGTTAGCCATGTCGTCTAGATGCTTTTGCATTCTATCTACACTTTTGTATAGATCTTCTATTAACATGAATTGTTCAATGTCTTGTGAACTTTGACCTAATTCACCTCTTGGATATCTAATTCTAAAGTCAGTGTTTTTAGTTACTTCGTTGTGTAATCTTTCATCTTCAGCACTCATATCTTTTTCCAAAAGTACTGATTGTGTTTCTAATTTATTAAGTCTTTCAATCACACCAAAATACGCCCATACACCAACTGCCACTGCCGATACAATGGCTATCAAATTTTTCATTGGCATACTAATTGCAGTTTGATCGCTAATATTAAGTCTTTTCATAATGTACGTATTTATTATCTATCTTTTAGATCCAGTATGGAATATATCTGCTTCGTTGATTACTTTAAAGGAAAAACCCCTATTTTTACACCAAAGCCTTGCTGATTTCCATTTTGCTTGGTTTATTATTAATTGTGCTTGATTGTATCTGTTTCTTCCGACACTTTCCATTTTAGTTTGGTTCTCAGGCTTAATTTCAATTACATCTGCGTGTTGTCTTCCGTTTTTGTCCACATATGCTATAAAAAAATCTGGCACATAAACTGAAAATTTTCCGTTGAGAGGGTGTTTGTAAGGAATTTTTATTGACTCACTTGCCCATTTAGAAATGCTAGGACTTTCATCACAGAATCGCATAAAAGCAAATTCCCAACTGCTTCTATACAAAGGAGTTTTGCCCCCAACATATTTGTCAGGATATTTCATAGAGAATCTACCCTGTGCAAATTTAGCCATTTTACTTCACTATGTTTCTTTTTTCTGTTTGATTAGATGCAGTTGTATCTTTGTATCCAAGAGATGAAATTTTTGATCTGTTTGCATTAAGTATTTCTGTAACTATTGCACTTAATTTTACATCATCAATACCTTTAAGAGTATCTATTAAAGTAAAAGCATTAATGCCATCTATTTTTGCCTGTGTTAATAATACTGTTGCAGTTGATATAGAACTTTGTTTGCTGAAGCCTCTAGACTCAAAATAACCTACCATTGCATCAACATCATTAGTTGCGAAAGTTAATGTTGGCTTATTTAAATTTTCAAAAAACTGTCTTGTTTCTCTATCTGCATTTTCTGTTATTGGTATGTTTGTCATTTATTATCTCTTTCTTATTAGTGCTTTAACAGTGTTTCCAAACTTACTAGAACTACGAGCAATAACAGTATCGCCTAATCCGCCACCTCTAGTGTAACTTGAATCTGCAGTTCCACCTATTCTGCCAACTGCACCTTTTAATATATTAAATCCTTCTTGAGCCAATCCTGCTTTAGATAAATTTTTTGCATTTTTTATTGCATTTGCTCCACGTAAAATATTTCCTAATGTAAATCCGCTTCTGCCCGACTCTCCTCCAGATATGTCTGTGTTAGGACCTCCTTGACCACCAAACAATCCAAATGCAGACGCCACTCCACCTGTTCCAAACACACTTGTTGTGCCTCCACCTGACAAAGAATTAGGAGAAGGTGTTTGGTCATAATGTTCCTCTGCAAATCCTCTAGGCACACCTTCGGACACTGCACCTCTGCCATAGAACACTGCTTCATATTCTAATGCCATAGAGTTTGCCGCAGGTTCACTGTCTGCATTGTTTAGTGTGTCATGTTGCCACTGTGTAATGATTGGGTTAACAAGATGGTACATTGTATATCTTTTTCTAGACATTTGAAAAATTTGTATACTGTCAAAAAATGCTTCATGCTGATCATTGTCTAAACCAAATCTAAATTTTCTAAAATCTTGTGCAGAGTTGTAAGCAAGAGACCTACTGAATGCTGTTGCACTTGCGTCAACACTTCCTGTTGCATTTATAAATGCTTCAGGCGATCTTTTTGCTGACTCATCTGAACCATACCATCCATCTCTAAAATAATATCTGTAATACATTTCCCACAACGCAGTTGTAACACCGTAATTGTCATCATGAAATACCATCTTGATAGGATCATAACTTATTTTTGTGTGTAACTTTCTTTTTTTATTGTACTGCTGTGCAACAACAGTCTCTATTGAATACTGAGGTAAGTCTACATTTTTAACCAACATATTCAATTCATTCTGATGTTTATTTTTAAAGTTACTTAAAGTTTTAAAAATACGTGATCCATTAGGGTGTGCTGGACTGTTTGCAATCATTCTATCTAATACATTTTGATTGATGTTAAAAACAACGTGAAAAAGAAATTTTGACTTAGGTGCAAGTCTAAAACTATCGTCTACATACAGTCTTGCCGCATGGGCAAAATCTCCAAGATTACCTTTAGGTTCAAGGACTCCGCTTTTTAATCCGTCTAAGAATGGTGTAAGAATATTTGCCATATACTGTATTTATATGTTGAAAAATGTGGTATTTTAAAAACAAAAAAGGCGACTTATTAAGCCGCCTTCTATCAATTATTTAATTTGTAATTAGCCTTGAGTAGTAGCATCAACTGGAGTTGTATCTCCCGAAATCATTGCCCATGCAAATACGGCAACAATTATTGCTACACCAATCCAAACTTTTTTGTTTTTTAATAGTTTTTTCATGGTTTGCTCCTTCCCTTGGTTAGTAAAAAAAAAGGGGCCGGAGCCCCCTTTTTAATTTATAATTGCAAATGAAAATTATGCACCGCCGCCGGTTATCAATGTATTCACTGTTCTGCCCACAGCCGTACCAACACCTGTACCTTGAGGTGTTTGTATTGCATTATCATATCTTAATGATAATGTTACTGTAACTGGCTCACTGGTGTTGTAAGCCAATGTGTTGTAGTTTGCTGACTCGACGTAGCAACCATACAACTCAAATGTTTCTAAAACTCCAACTGTATTGGCACCATTAGCACCATCAGTAATTTCAATTCTAGTAACAAATTTATAATCAGCACCGCTTGCCGCCGCTGATTGTTCGAAGAAATCGAATTGTTTTTGTAACTGCTCACCAACAAGTTTTTGTACGTTGTTGTTTACATCTTCTCTTAATGTAAGTGTGATTGGTTCCCAAGTGTGTTTTCCAGCAAGATAAACTTTACTGTTGTAAACATCAATTGTTGTGTTTTCAAATGATAGATTAGGTCTTGTAATATCTTGCACTTGTTTAGTCAACTCAGTTGTTGGAGTTGATACACCAAAATTTTCTAACATTACTCTAAAACGGTACTGTAATTTTGGCATTAACAGACCTTGGTTAGATGCACTTTGATTGCTATCTAAAGGGACTGTAATTTTTGATAGTGTAGATATGCTCATTTGTTTCTCCTAATATATTTATCCTTATTATAACCCTGCTATTTCGCCAGTATTCTTAAGTCTCAATGGAATGTAAATGAACTCCACTGCTTTGACTGGCTCTATTGCTATGTCTAGATATAATTCATTTCTATCTATTCTAGCAGGTGTGTTGTTTGTTTCGTCACACACAACTAGGAAGTCATATAACGCTCTATTACCAACCAATTCTAACATTAAACTTTCTGCTTGAGCCTTGATTTCATCTCTTGTAGTTTTATCATTTGGTTCAAACACATAAGGTCTTGCTAATTTGTTTAACTGACTTCTTAGGTAGATAACAAGTCTTGCAACGTTGATTCTGTCTAAAGAACTTGCCGCCGCCGCTCTTGTTTTCTGTCCGTAGTTTACTAAACCAGCACCTGTAATGAAAGTAATTGGGTTAACATTACCTGCGTAAAGTGTGTCTCTTTGTCCTTCATTTAATGAAACTCCAACAAATTCGCCTTCACTGTTAATGTAACCAGTTGATGTTGCGTTGCTTATACCACCACGTCTTGTACCTGCTGGTGCAAACCATGGGAAAGAAACTTGATCGCTTAATGCAATAGTTCTTAACATCATGTGACTTGGTGGAACTGCAATATTTTTTCCAAAGTTATCACTTGTGAATCCTGATGGATAAAATACACCCAAGTATTCATCATTTGTAACTAAACCTAAGTCATTGTCTTCTAATGCTTGGTTAACATTGTTTACATAATCATTTATTGATGTAGCATCAGGAGTTAATCTAAATGGAGTATCTCCTACAACGAATGCACTCAAGCCTCTGTCAAAGTTTAATGAAACCATTTCACCAATTAGTTCTGCATAACCTGGAGTTGCCATTACGTTGAACAATCTAGATTCATCATCTCTAATTTCTTGGTTACCATTTACCATTGCTTGTAAAGCCTGTACTACAACTTTTCTTTGTGCTTTTCTTCCAAATGAACCTGAACCGTCTGCTTGGTTTCCAGATTCAGTTACCCATCTATGAGTGTAGTAACTTGTCATTGCTTCATCACCTGCTCTTGGGTTGTCAGCAGTTTGATCAATGTAATTTCTAACAAATTTTCTTACGTTGAAACCTGAACGTCTTGTGTTCCATAACAACATACCTTGTGGATATAATGCTGGATCTGGAGCGTCAAAGTCTAAGAAGCCACTTGTTAACAATTCTTCAATTGTTCCTGCTTCATCACTTGTTGCACCTGATGTATTGTATCTTGCATCAGCAAATAAAATACCATCTTCAGTTGTTTGATCTGTGTTATCAACTAACACCCATCTTGAATCAACTGGACCTTGGATTGATGAATCATATTTGTAAATTTTTGGATAGTTTTCTAAATCTGCTGTTGATATCCAGATATCATTATCAACAAGCGAACTTGCACCATCCTGCTGTGTGCTTGGAGCAGTTGCTGAAACTGTTGGACCTTTTGCATCTGTTGATGCATAAGCAGTTTTGTAACCAACCCAAGTCGTACCATTGTGTACCATTAAATCAACTTCATCTATTGTTGATGAGTACCATAACTGACCATCTGATGCCAATGAAGTAACAGCATTGTCGCTGGCACTGTATGATAACATTTTCCAATTTGAAATCGTGTACTGTTTAGGATTTGTAGCACTTGTAGTACCCGCTTCGTAATATAAGTTGCTAGTTGATGCTGGATCAAATCCAATCAATGCTAATAATCCGTTTGTATCTGTAATATTAATTTCACCACCTTCAATGTGTTCTAATACAAGTCTGTTTAAACTGTCAACACTTGCTTTAACATTGTTTAAACCAGCCGCACTATTAATTGCACCTGCAATCACATCAACGTCTGCTGAATTTTGATTTAAGTCTGCATCTAATACTGTGATTATTGCACTTGATGTTGAATTAACACCTTTTCTAGTTTCTGAAATTGTTAAACTGTAATTTGCACCTTGATCAGCAACACCGCTACTTGTAACTATTCCACCTGTAGCAATTGAATTACCGGAGTTTTCTCTTCTCCAAACTTTGTAATCAACTTGATCTGTACCATTGTCTGCATTTACATATAATGAACCTACTGCTAAATTTACACCGCCACCTGCTCTGTCTAAATTGTATAAAGCCGATGTTGCATTTTTGTAAACTGGAGCACTAATTTCTTCCCAAAGGTTTGTGCTTCCGTTGAATTTTTTAATTCTAAATCTAGCACCACCATTTGGCTCTGTAATTTTAATCCAAACTGATCTGTTAGGACGTGCACCTGCATCTGTTCCTGGAGTACCTTTCCATTGTGGTACTGATGTATGTGGATCTATTGCTACAACTGGATTGTTGTATTTTGCCGTAACACTTAAACCAACTGCCGCCGCTAAATCTGGAGTACCTGCTGTGATAGTGATTCCATTGTTGCCGCTTGTATTGTCATCAAATAAATGTAATCTGTTGTCAATGTTTACAGCAGTAATTCCTGAAATATTAGCATTGTTAATTGCTGTCACTGTTGCATCTAAATCACCACCACCTGTTACTGGTGATCCGTTTATGCTCATTGTAATA